TGATGGCTTGGTGATGATGACGCGCGTCTGCCCGGTCGAGAACGCCACAAGGCCGCGCTCTTTTTCGTCTGCTGACATGGACCCGCGTACTTCCACGGCATCCGGCAGGCGAGCGGCAAGCGCATCAGCTTCGTAATCGGTATCGCACCAGACAACCCAAGCCTCATCGCTGCCCGCGACAATCTCTGCGATGGCGTCGGAGCGCGCATCCGTGGTCATGCGCTTTTCGCGATGAATGCTGGTTGCGCTCGTGTCAGGCATCCGGAACAAGTGGCCCTGCCCGTCCTTTTCAGATCCCACGTTCGCGTTGCGATCAGCAGCGATTACATGCCGACGCACGTCCAGCTCAGGCAGCACATAACCGTCATCGGAAAAGCCAATGTCTGACGGCTTGGAAATGCAGCGCGACCAGGATGCGACCCACGACCAGAAGTCATCAACGGCATGACCTTTCATGCGCCATGTTCCGGTATCCATGCTATCGTGGATGAACCAGCGCTGCAGCATCATGTTCTGACGCATGACGCCAAGGAATTCAGAATGCGTCCCAAGCTCCATATGATCGTTGGGAGCGGGCGTGGCGGTGCAGGCAAGCCGGTAAGGCGTACGAGAAAATCCGTCGATCAGTGCCTTTGTCGTCTTGCCGTTAAAGCTTTTAATGACCGACGACTCGTCAAGGATAACGCCGCCAAATGCGGATGCGTCAAACTTGTCAAGTCGGTCATAGTTCGTGACGTAAACGCGGGCGCCGCGAACCTCCGTCGGCTCGCGTATGGCCTTGACGTCAATGCCGAACTTGACGCCCTCGCGCTCGTGCTGCGCACCCACGGCAAGCGGCGCCAGCAACAGGACAGGTTTGCCGGTGTGCTCCACCACCTGTCGGCCCCATTCATGGGCGCACAACGACTTGCCGAGGCCAGTATCAAGAAACAGCGCCGCGCGGCCCTGTTGAATAGCAAACGTCGTGGCGTGCTTTTGATGAGGCTTCAGCGCAGCATGCAGCGCCTTTGGTTCAAAGCCAAACTCCTCAACGGCTGGACGCTTTGCGGCGATGAGGCGAAGATATTCTTTTGACGCTTTCATGCTGCGCGCTCCTGAAGGATGGCGCGCGATGCCAGGCGCTGGGCGACACGAGCGCAGATCATGCCGACACGCTCGGCTGTGAGCGGGTCCGTCTGCGCCTCGATGCGCCTGCGGGCGTAGATTACGGTTGTATGATCGCGGCCCCCGAACAGGTTGCCGACCTGCGTGGTGGACTTGCCTGTCTTCAAAGCGAGATACATTCCGCAGGCGCGCCAGTGTGCAAGATCGCTGAACTTGCGGTCTCCCGTGAGCTCGTCGATTGAGTAGTGCGAGGCGTCAGCCGTCGCGGCGATGATGTCGGAGATAGACGGCGTCATGCCGGTAACCTTTCTTCGGATGTTGGATCTTCAAGGGTCTGAACGCGGGTATTCTCGATCGCCTCGTGAGCGATGGCAAAGAGCATCGCGGCGTCCACTTTCGACCATTTGCCTAGCGGCTCCTCCCAAGGCAGGCCCGACGCCTTGTCGGCAATCAGCCCAAGCGCCGCCTCGGCAAAGCCGATCGTCATCGCATCAGGCGAGCCGATGCGCGGTGTCCCGCGGCGCGTGGCCCAGTTGCAGGTGCGCGCCTGTATCCACGTGTTGATTGACGTGAAGGCGAGGAACCACGCCTCTTTATCGGTCATCGCATGTCCGCGTTCGCCAAGCATGCGTTTGAGCGTGGCGGCCGCCGCAACGGTCGCCAGGTTGTCTGGATCGTCTTGTGTCATTGTGTGTGCCCCGGCTTGGGGGCCGGTGTTACCCGACCCCCTGCCCGGTCAGCCCCACGCCGGGCGGCTGGAGGGTTTGGCTGCCGCAGGCTTGGCAGCGGCGGTCTTGATCTTGGCGGGCTTGAACCCGGCGTATTCGGGGTCATCCACCGCCACGGCTGAGATGGTGTTCTTGTCCTTGCCCTTGACGGTATCGCCGGAGCGGCCATCGACATAGTCGGACCCGGCTTCGATGCCGAAGCGTGCAACGAAGGCCAGCCCGGACAGGTCTTCCCAGTCTGATATTTTGCGAGCAGCCATAGCTTCTGCGCTGTCGTCGGTGGAGCTGATGCCGTATGCGCTTTCGAGGATCGAGCGGATCAGGGAGCGGGTGATTGACACCATCTTGTTGTGACCGTCCGAACCGTTGCCGGCGATGCCTGCCCACTTCCAGGCCTTGCGGCCCTTGTGTGGACCGGCGGTGATTGTCACCTCAAGGTCGAGGCCTTGGACGCGTGCGTCCTTGCCGGATGTCTTGATGCCGCGCACCGTGATGACGGCTGGCGCAACGGTGCCATCGGGAATGGGGTTGCCAGAGCCGCCGCCGGTGGCAACTTCAGCGGTATTGAAATCGAATGCAGACATGATGGTGATCCTTATTTGAGAAGCTTGGCGAACAGGTCGCCGAGGTGCGGTTTTTCCATTGGCGCGAGACGTCCGGAGCGGTCCTTTGCAGGGTAACCCCACTCATTCTCTGGCGCGGTGATGAAAGCCCGGTAGGGCTCGCCTTCGTCTGGCCGGATAATGGCGAACGTGATGACTTCATCGACAATGCCGGGCATCTCACGCCCTGTCTTGGCCCCATCAATCTGGATGCTCCAGGTCTTGCGACCGAAGTCGTCCTCGTCTTCATTGAGCAAGCAGACGAACACAACATTGCGCGTGCGCGCCTGTTGGAGACGCTTAATCCACGCAATCATCTGCCGGCCGAGCAGCCCATACATGCCGCGCGTGTCTTTATCGCCCTTGGCAGTCATCGCTTCGGGTTGGGTCTCGCACCACGCCATGCAGAGGCGAGCGGCTTCGGTGATGCTGTCGATGAATACCGTCTGGTATTTATCCAGCGCCTCGGCGTCACCAAAGCGATCGCAGACGGCATCGTAATGCTGCTGGCCGTAGAGATCGCCGGGTCGGACGTTGGTGTTAGGGCCCGCAAGGAAACACGCAAGGTCGCGGCATTCCTGCCATGTCTTGGGACGCAGTTCGTCCACCGGTACGTCAGAGACGGACAGGTTGCCCGCTTCGAGGTCGATAAACAGCACGCTTTCGGGATCGAGTGTGCGCAGTAGTGATGTCTTGCCGACGCCTGGCGGCCCGACGATGAGGAGTTTTACGCCCCTCGTTTCGGACATGCGTTCGTCGGCTGTGATGATGGCTAATCCCATCGTCTCAGCTCCTTTACTTTTCTAGCTGCTTACCCTTGCGCTACCGTGAAGGCAGGCGGTGGAAGGTAAGGAGCCGTGCCCCTGCTAATTCGTGCGCTTAGCGCCTTAGTTCGCAGGCTTCCACCGCTTGCTCAGTGATCCCCGTTGCGGGGGAAATTTCAACAACGAGCCTAGGCTCATCGCTCCAGAATTTACGGACGGTCAGGTCAACGACCTGCACGTCATCGTGCCAGCATACACCATTGAGGGCGTCCAGCGCCAGCTTGGCGAGGTTGTCACCATCGGGTTTCTTCGTGGGGCGCTCGGCTCCCGCCAGCATCGCAGCGCGTGCCTTCTTGGTCGCTGACTTTGGGATGCGCAGGTATGCGGTAAGCGTGACGCTGACAGGACCATCAATGATACGCGCTCCAGCCTCCATCGCCCATGCGGCAACGGCCTGCTTCTCGCTGCGCGTTTTGGTGTCCGTAAAGAACCGCGCGCCTTGCGTGCGGGCTCTTGCCCATCCGCGCGGCTCGCCTGGAACAGTAAACCAGATGCGCGTCATTTCGCCCACGTCTCCAGCCCGACTTCGCCCTTCGAGACTTTGGCGATCAGCAGCATCAGCTCATAAGACGGACGCGCCTTGCCGCGTCTCAACTTGCTGATGTGCGCGCGATCGCGGGCGAAGCGTTTAGCCGCCTCGGCGTCGGATATATTGGATTGGTCAAGCCATTGTGCAAATGTCATAAATGATGTGTGCACCACTTGCCGGATTGAGGTCAAGAAGAAAAGTTGCACGGCACGCACAAATAGTAATTGACCGTTAATGCACGACGTGCACAATGAGGGCAACAAAGGAGCACGACATGGCCTGGACCTCTGCCGACACGAACGCCGAACAAGCTAGCCGCAACTACCGCGACACCCGCACGCCCCAGCAGAAGACATGGGATGCTAGGGCCGAAGCTGTTGCCGAGATCGCCGCACGCATGCGCGGCCTCACCTACCCCAACTCCGCGATCTGGTCGTATGACCCGGCAATCGTGGATGTGATGACAGACCTCGCCCGCGATCTGGCCCGCGAGATGCACGCGCTTAACGTCGAGGGGTATCGCCCGTGAACGCCAACGACACCACCGAAGACCGCGTCACCATGCTGCGCGAGTTGCTTGATATGAC